CGGTTCCAGACCACCCGTCCCGTGGCACGTCCTTATATTGGTTGGTGGATGAATAGTTTGTGACGACGCCGTGAATCTGTGCAACCCTAGATACAGACAGCGTAGCGGACGCAATCCGAGGCGTGATTTTCGCCAGTTCCCTCTCAGTGAGTTGGTGTTCCGCTTCGCCGCCCGTGTCCCCGACTTCGTAGGTGAATTTTTTCCCATTTTCCCAGTAGTCGCCTGCGCCGATAGCTACACGGCCCTGCAACGTCCTTTTCCACGTCGTCCCCTGCCAAATCTCGTTGGGGTCGGTCCCGTCGGCGAAAGGAAGGATAATGCCTTTAGGGTACAAAATATTTACCAGTTCAAGCGTGGTCATTTTGGCCTTTTCCCACCCGCCTTTTGCCGATAAAAACTTCTCTCCGTCCCCTGCTTGCGGCTGTGGGACAAAGCCCCGAACGCCGTTAGCTGTTTCCGTACAGCCCTTGAAATTGGAATGGGCGTTAGCGTCATTGACGTGGAAAGTAAAATCTTCTAGTCGGGCGTACTGGCTCGACGCAATCTCGACACCTACCGACGTAGCGTTTCCGACCGACGCATAAATAACGTACTCCTGAACGTCCATTTTGTGGGATTTGTCAGGAATCCACGAACCTTTTTCAGCGTCCTCGGCGTAGGCATAGCCAAAAAACAGTTCTTCGCCCTGATAGCCGCCCCAACCGCTATCCGTGAAGCTCTCACTAACGACCCTTGCCCAAACGCCTACTTCGGTCATGGAATAGCCTTCTTCTACTTCTTCATTGGAATAGGCAAAATAGAGGGCTGTTCTGGCTTCGTCTACGTCAGCGTTTTCGACTTCGGCGACTCGGGTAATATCGCACTCCATTGTTTTTTCAATCAGCGACGTTCTGCCGCCACCGTCCGTATTAATGCCCTTCCCGATTTCAATCTTTGTGAAGATTAATGGCTTGCCCATGACGGTTGACAGTTCAATCAGCCGAAATCCGTCAGTGCCAGTAAAAACATTCGAAAACTCGCTCATGGTTCACCTCATTTCAATCTAATCATGCCGTCTTCCGCAACGATAAAAAACTCGTCCTCATCCCCGATTTGTGCCGTGGGATTCTGTTTAACAAGGTTCCCGCCCCGCACCATCACGGGCGTTGGCTTGATGCCGTTAAAAGTAATGCGCAAATTTTCGGACTTGTAAGGCTCGAAAATCTCACGGCCTACCGTATACGTAACAGCGTAGTGACTCACCACATCGCCCCGCAGCCTGCCTATTTCGCCCTTGCAACGGCGACGAACAACGGCCCCGATATGGTGGGACATTGCAATAGGAACAGTATGGGACAATTGCAAGGTGATGTTTGCGGGGATGATTAATCTTGCATAGCGAAAAACGTCGTTTGCCCGCTCGGTCATGTCATCAGCTAGATCAAGGATAGCGGCGTAGGAATTTGGGAAAACCCTGATTCGTACGGCCCCCTTGTGATACATTCCATCAGTCAGCCGTTCAAAGGATTTTTCCGTGTATGGTGTGGTGCCGTTTACCGCCATAAAGATAGCGGCTCGGCGGTCGTACAAGGTGGCATCTTCTGCCGGAAAAAGTCCCAGCATCCGCTCCCACCGCTCCACCCCTTGAAGGTCGGTCGAAAAAATAAAGGTGTTGGCAAACCACGCCCACACCTTTTCATAAAGCGCATTAAATTCTGGATTTTCTGCCGCCGCTATGGCCTGCATTTCCCGTGCGTTTTGCAACACCCACGGAAAATAGCTCTCAATCCGCACGGCTCTTGATATTTTTTCCATGGTCAACCCCCACTAATGTCCGTCACATCGCCAATGGTGCCCAGTGCATCGTCTGGCAACTCGACGTTTTCCTCTGCTCCGTTTAAAGTCGTATGGCTAATATCAGAAACGTATGGGCGGGACAATAAACGGGACTCAATTTGTGAGATTCTAACAACGATTCCCCGATTTTCGTAACGGCTTGTGGAAACAACTTCGGTTTTTTGCCAACCCTCGTTAAGCTCTGAAAAATACGCCTGAATCGTGGCTTTAATGTCTGAAAGGGCCGTGGAAAACGAATCCGTGCCTGCAAACTTGATGTTAAGGCCAATAGCTATGGCCGACTCTTTCGCCCCCTCGACGGTCACACGGTGGCCAATAGGGGCAATGCCTACGCCTAATTGCTGATACGTCACGGGGTCTATTGCTTCCTGCACCGACTTGACCAGTTCGCCGTTTGGAACTTTGTTCTCGCTCGTCGTGAAGACAATACGGACCGTGCCGCCTCCTTTCCAGACGGGGTAAACCTTCACGCCGCCGACGCCTTGCAATTTCCCGACTTTTTCCTGATAATCGGTAATATTCCCGCCGTACGCCTGCGTTTCGAATGATTTAAGATACCGTTCCCTAAATGCTTCCGTTTCTTCTTCGTCTTCGCCTGGAACGGTCAAAGATACGACGTTTGCCGTCTCCAACCCTCGAACGTAGTCAATCGGAATACAACGGCCCGTTTCCTTGTTCCCGCCGCTTCCCGCCGTCTCACATTGTGCAAGATAGCGGCCATCTTCAAGGCGTTTTGTTACGTAGTAATTAAGATCATCGACGGAAAATCTTGTTCCTGTCGGAATCCTAATGTCCGTCGGCCTTGTCTCAATCGTCACGCTTGCAAAAGTGGCTTCGTACGGCTTTAATCCTCTGTCCTTCGCCCTCTCGATTAGATATTCACGCTCTGCCGTGTCGCCGAACGTGTTTTTTAGGAAAAAATCAAGGGCGGCATACATAAGCATCAATTCCACGGCGGCGGGTTTGGTAGAGTCAAATGCGATTGAGCCTTCCCGCTTGTCAATGTCGTTCGGCATCCTTTGCAGCATCCGCCGTTCAATAACGTCTTCTGTTTCTCGTTCCCACATTTAGATTCTCACTTCCTTCCCTGCGTCGAAATTGCCGAAAATCGTAATAACCTTGAATTTGGCCAAAACATTGCCCCGCTTATCGTGGGACAATTCAAAGGCCGTAGCGTCAATGATACGATCATCCGCAACAAGGGCTTCTTTAATCCGTCTCGGAATCTCTGGCAACACGTACGCAATAGGCTTTCCGAAAAGGTCAGCCAGCTCAACGCCATAATTCCACGAATAAATCGGATATTGATAACGCTCCGTATTAAGGATTTTATAAATGGCCTGTTTAACGGCTTCAATATCATCCGTCATGGTCCCCGTGATTCTTTCGCCGTCAATGTTCATGACGTAGGTTTTTGACGGCCATTTTTCAGCCGTCTGGACCTCTACAACGGCCCCACCAACATTAAGACTTGCATCAGGTACTAACGCCATCTAATCACCTCCATTGCCCGCTAATATTTGTGTGGTCCTTAATACGGGACAACACTACATACTGTTGCCCGCCTGCCTGCCGAATCATCACGACCATTTCACCGACGGCCAAACCGTTGTGGACAATAATCTTTTTCCGCCCCGTGTAGTCGTGGTTATGACTTTCAAAAGCGGGGTCGCCGCTCCCGCCCGCCCTGTTTTCCGTCGTGTGGGATACAGTAATATCCACGGAAAAATCACGAACAAGGTCCGTAAGGATTAAGTATTCCGCCTTCACAATCGTTCTAGGGTCTATCCGTATGGCCAAAGGGCTGGCACTCTCGACGGTTCCCAGAATACAGTCCGAAAGTTTCATGTCGGTGACATTCTGCGCCATGACGGCCTGCAAGGCTTGATATAAGCTTGTATCACTCATTCAGCCAATCCCCCTTTATGTCCAAATCCATTGTATGGGACTGATTCTCGAATCTGTGAGTCACGCTTTCGACTATTGCAAGATGGGCTTTCCCCGTTTCTTCCTTTAAATCGCTGTCGCTAGTGGGAATATTAACGTACAGCATCGAACCGCCCCTAATTCTCAAGTCACCCGCCTGCTTTCTCACTTTCAGCGTTCGGCGAATGTGATTGTAATGCTCCAACAGCTTTTCCGCCATTTGTTGCGGGTCCTGCCCGTTCTTCGGGTTGACGCTTTCAAAATACTGTAAAACGCCCCATTGCTTGCGGGTCTCGGATTTTTCGTAGTCCTGATTTTTAGCTGGCGCATACACAAGCCTGTGGCCGCCGCTACCGTCATCTACTGACAGCTTAATAAGGTTATACACATCTTTGTCCACAGTGCTTGTATATTCAAGGTTTTGGGCCGTTTCGGCATCAATGTACAAATCAGTTTGCAACGCTTCCACGTCTGTTAATTTGAGCTCGCCGCAATCATCGTAAAGGACAAACATCTTTTTTGTGTGAATCATGGTAAGATCCAGCGCATTTTGTGCCATGTCCAATATGGTGGATCCATCTTCCCGCCGTTTGGGAATCTTGTAAGCCGTGTCGGCCATCTCCCCGCATTTGACTTCGAAGTCCTCGGCCAATTCCTTAATGACCTCGGCCGCCGTCTTGTTTTCGTAGGAAAAGGAATCTTTGTTAAGCAAGTAGCGCATTTGGTCATAGGCCAGAACGGTCCAAATTCTTTCCCTATTTCGGGACTTTTTAAAAACGTAGCCATGGAAAAATTGAACGCCGTCCCAAAGCACGTCCACAACGTCGCCATGATCCATTTTCAACGCATCATCAATAACAACTTTAAAATCAATTTTCCCCGCCGCTCCCTTGCGGTGGATCTCCCATTCAAGCCCATCAAGGACCGAGGGAATGAAATATTCCCCCGTTCGCTTGTGAGTAATTACGACGGTCAGCCTGTCGCCGCCCGTGAGTTGGATTAAATCGCTCATAATCTCAGCTTCTTTCCTGCCATGTTCGCAAGTGGGTTAGTAATTCCGTTGCTCTTCATTACATCCCGAAAATTGAGCTTTCCACCGCTCGCTAAGCGGCAAACCTCCCAGACGGTGGCGTTCCTCGTCACGTCCGCTATATTGGGCTGTTCAACGCCGTAGGAAGGGCGGGAATCATCGACAATCAAGCGTTTATTGCCGTTTTCGTCCGTCTCCATGCGGGCCGTCTTGGTCCCGAACGGGCGGTATTGCTTTAATTTAAGAGGACAAGTAACATCCATTCCGTCCCTTTCGGCATCCTCAACGATTGAATAGTCCTCCAAGGTGACTAACATATTAGTCGAAAAAAGAAGGTTGTAACCGCTCATCCGTGAAACGATGAACCTAAACGGCTGTCGGCTTGTCTTCATGCCTTCTAAAATGTCCGTGTAGAAGGAAGAACCTTGGAACGTGAAAGCATCTTCAGCCCCTAAAATGCTTTGTACAATGCGGTTTCCAGCCATCTTTAGAAAGGAATTGCCGACGCTCTGGCCAAGGCCCCCGATAAGGCTGGAATCATAATCAGCCCACGGATAGCGGGCGTTTGGAAACCTCGCATCAAAGCTAATTTCGGTCAATCCAGCATCCTTAATCAAATTCGCTTCGCCCTCATTGATTAGATCCACGGTTTTATTCTTCCCCTTGATCTTCACCGTCATTTTGGCGGGCGGCACTGGTAGCTGCATCATCCCAAGGAAAAAATAATACATTATACATGCACCTCCCTTGCGGCCATGCTCATGCCGTCGTATAGGCCTTCAGTCAATCGGTCGACTACGCCATCAAGATCCATTCCGTTTTCCACCTTATTAGTCACGCCGCCCATCTCAATGGTGACGCTTGCCGTAGTGTAGCGGTTAATCGCTTCCCGCTCTGCGATCTCCCTTAAATAGCGCAAGTCATCTTCGGACGTGTCCAAAGCATCGGCGGCCCGTTTTCCTTCGGCTGCACCGTTGCCCGTGTTGGTACCGATTTCGTCCAAAGCATCCGCAATAGCTCCGTTTGGCTTGTATTGTCCGCCCCCAAGGTCGGGAATCTCAAAATTAAAGAGGTTCGCCCCCACTTGATAGCCTTGACCTGCCGCCGCCCCAATGTCGGTATAGTCGATTTGATTCATGAAGCGGCCGCCAATCTCTTGGACTTCAAGGCCGCCCCATTGGACATGATCCCATTTCCTGACTTTGTCCATGCCGGGGATCTTATTGACTAAATCAATGATTCCATTCACGGCGCTTTCGACAAGTCCGACAATCCCATTCCAGATCTCGGCGAAAAGGTTTTGAATGGCGGCTAGCGGGTTATTCCAGACGCTTCCAAAAAAGTTCGCCACCGCAATGGCCATGTTCGCAAAATAAACGAACAGATTACGGATAAACGCGAACGCACCGTAAAAGACAGCCACCACGACACCCGTTGCAGAAACGCTAGCGCCCGCAAAATGGTTGAAAGCGGTTACACCTAAATACAACGCCCCGACAATCAGCACGATAACTGCGGGAATCCAGAACAGCGGGGACGCATACAAGGTAGCGTTCAAGGCCATCATGGCACCAGTCAAGCCACCCGTCGCATATTCCATCGCAAGTAACGCCGCCGTGTCCATGGCACTGGCCACCGCATGGGCAATCGTTGCCCCTGCCGCAACGGCCATCGTGCCAGCGCTGAAAATCGCTTTAGAAGCCATAATCCCAAGGGCTACGCCTGCTAATATGGCCACCGTTCTAAAAGCCGTCATATGGCGTGATACGAAGCTATAGGCCCTATTGATTCCCCCTGCGATAGCGGTCATAGCTCCCATCACCGTCCTAGCCGCCGCCAAAGCAATCGGGGCAACCTGCCTAAAGGCGTTTCCCATGCCCGCTACGGCATCTTTCACGGTTTGAGCGTTCGCCATGGAAGATATTTCAGCCATGATGGGCATAAAAGCGGCCGTAGCGGCGTTTTTCATGTTCGTAAGATGGTCGCTCCATTTTCTCGGCATTTGGGCGAACCTTTCTTCGATTTCCTCGGCGTTGCCCATGACAGCGTTTTTAATGATGTCCGCCGTAATTGCCCCCTCTGCCGCCAATTGTTTGAGCTCTCCACGGCTTACGCCCATGGTCCTAGCTATCATATCTTGTAGGATAGGGGCATTTTCCGTAATGCTTCTAAATTCGTCCCCCTGCAGTCGCCCAGATGCTAATGCCTGTTGCAGTTGCAACAGCGCAAACTTTTGATTCTCCGCGCTTGCACCGCCAATGACAAAGAGTTTTTGCAAGCCCTCGACAAATCCCACCGTTTCCCGTGGGTCGGGGAACGCATCCCTAGCATTGACAGACAGGCCAGCCACGGTCTGCGCCATGTCCATGTACGCCCCTCTTGCCCGATTTGCGGAATCCATAATAGCTCCGTTAAGGTAAACAACGTTTTCTTGACTTCCCGCAATCAGCTTTAGACGGGCGTTTGTCCCCGCAATTTCGTCGGCCATGCTCACAATGCCAGACATGCCACTGCTAACCATGCTAGCGACGTTTGTAGCGGCGTTGGCCAATACATTCCCCAAAATAAAGCTCTTTACCCCGCTTATGCGGCTTCCCAACGTTTCCATGCTGTTTGCGGCTGCTCTTGTGGCTCCTGCCGTGCCTAACATCCGATTCGCCGTATCCTCTGCCCTATCGCCAATCCTACGCAAGACATCGGAGACACCATCAACCAATTCTATCGTGTCAGTTATTTTTGCCATTTTCTCACCGCCTTTTCGCCGCCTTGTCCATCTCGGCTTTTTCTTTCTTCTTTTGTTTTGTGTACTCGTCGCAAAAAGCGTAGATAACGGCCTGTTCCCATCTCTCCATGGCGAAAAATTCGTGTGGTAAGATGTGAAATTTCACGAACAGAAGATAAAGAATGTTCGTGTCTGGGTCGTTATCCTTGATCAGTTTTTTACCGTTTTAATCTTGTCCGCAAGCTCGGACTTATAGCCTGCGGCCGCATTCACCGCCTCGATAAGGTCAGCGATTTCCCCAGCAGTAAGTAATTCCTTGAGCAGTGCCTCGGCTCCTACCACGCCCCAACTGTCTTGCAGTTCGGCGTCATTGAGGTTCGGGAAAACGACGGCCTGCAGTACCATATCAATCATGGCCTGATTCATGTTCGTTTCTTTTTCGCCCTTGCCAGTCAGCTTGTTAGGCACCGTACGGGTCTGTTTTTCAATGGTGGCCTTGATGTCATCGTAGCTCAGGACTTTAAGCTCCCAAAAAACGGGTTCGCCGTTTTCGTCTTTAATCCGCTTGGACGCCTGATAAAATACCGTCTTATTGACTTCCACCGCATCCCGGTAAAACGCCCTCATGTTTTTAATTTCTTCCATTTTCTTCTCCTATACAAAAAATGAGCCGTGATTTCTCACGGCTCTGTACATCAAGCCTGCATTCCGTCCAAAATCTTGAACTTCTCTGGCTGTCTCACGTTTTCGAACGTGAATTTGATACTATCGCTCAGCCAGTCGCCGTCAACATCGAAAGCCGTAATAGTGGCCTCGTCGATGTTGCAGTTTTCCAGCACCATGGAAGACCTCCCCGCATTGGAAGTTGGGTCTTCCGTCACGACCTGCAAATCAAAGTAGGTATCAATGCCTTCATTTAGAAATTTCAGGATCATATCATCGAAAAGGCTAGTATTTTTATAGATTTCAAGCGTCCCGCTACCCTTTGCGGAATAGCCCTTGTTGCCCTTCATCGTGCGGCCAAGGATGGATACTTCTTTCTTTTCTTTTTCTACCTTTGCTTCCAGCTTTTTTGCTTGAAAAAGAAGGTAACGATTTCCGTCCACCGTGATATATGCGTTTGCCAGTTTTGCGCTGATAACGTCTCCTGCCCGCATGGTCTTTAATGCATCAGTTGCCATTGTCTGTCACCTCCTTACGCCACAACGACCGTCTGATACAGCCGCTTCATGCTGACGACCGTATCAACTCCGAATTCCCAAAGAACGGCGCTCTTCTCGTCACCCTGCACGGGTTTTGCAAGGTCTTCATCCTTGTAATTCTGGATAGCACCGACTTTTTGATACTGCTCCATAACCTTGCAACCATCGGCCCAAAGCATATCCCGCCCGTCATCGCTGTTGCCGACTTTTCCGAGATACGTTTTGTTAAAGAGTCTGGCAAAATCAATGGCCAGGTTGTCCAAAATTCGGATATTTTGGTTCAGAGAAAAGTCTTTGTTTTTCGTCTTTAAGAAGGTTGTGAAGGAATTGATATCCTCCAGAATGCAGACGTCCCCGTTCACGTTCCCACCGACTGGATCAGTCACGACATGGAACGTTAAAAGGCCATCCCGCTTGCCCTGAATCAGTTCGTATTGCTTCAACTTGCACGCAAGGTGGAACTCGCCGTTGTATCGGGCGTTTGTCAAATCTTGATTAATAGGGCAAGACGCTTCGGCCCCCGTCAGCCAATACACGACACTTCCAAGTTCTGCTCCGCTGTCCGTGACTTTGTTCGCCTTATTGACGTTGATAACGCCTTCAAAGTCGGGCTTTTCCGCTGCATACAAGACGACCTGGAACTTCACGCCCTCGTCATCCCGCATCCGCTTTGCAAACGCCAGCATAAGGGATTGAACCTTGGTATCACTGCCGACATATCCGAGCGTATTGAAGTAGTACGGTTCAATGAGCGCTAAGTATTCTTGGTAGTCCGCAACGGTCACGGAATCGCCATTGGTTCCGCCCGTGAGTTTCACGGCTGCAGCACTCTCCAACTCGCCAGATTTTTTGAAGACAATATAATCGTTGTCCTCAAGATCTTCGGCCTTTGCTACGCTCTGCTTGTCGACAGTCTTTAATACGCCGTCCGTGGTTAAATAGGTGTAAACGATTTTATTTCCGTCCACGTCAGGATCATCCATCACGCCAATGCTCAAATCATTTCCCCGTACGCCTGCATATTTTGCATCTCCGAGGTCGCAAGTCGCTTTGGTCCCATTACTATTCAAACGATAAAAATACCCCGTCTTGAGGTTAATAAAGAGGTCACGCATCCCCGCCATTTTGTCGTTCCCAAAATCGTATCCGAAAATAGCCTGGCTGTTCTTCTGGAACTCGCTGGCGTCCACCCTAAAGATTTCGCCACTAGGACCCCAATCAAGCTCCAGCGCCATCGTACCGTATCCACGGTCTGCAATGGACGCTTCCGCACGGACCTTGGACACGAAATTAATATATGTGCCTGGCAATTCCTTATTTTGGAAAAGCCAAGTGCCACCACCTAACGCCATATTGCACCTCCTTATTTATTCACGGCCCGAACCACTTTGTGTCCAAGCTCAGCCTTAATCAATGCTTCAACTTCTCTTTCACTGTATAACTTCCCGTCTTCAAGGACGGCCCAAAGGATATTTTTGTACGGATCCCATTTCGCCGCCGCAATAATCGTTCGGGCATCCATCTTCTTTGCATCCATCTTCTTTGCATCAGTCTTCTTCGTCATGCTCTCACTCCTTTTTAGGCTTGACGCTCAGTCTTTCCATCTTGGTTTCCTCAGCCGTCCGCACTGTCTGCCATGTATACGTCAAGAAAAAGTGCAACACCCCGTCAGTGATGCGATAGTGCATTTCGCTTCCCATGACTTTGGTTCCGTTTGCTTCGATAAACTCAAGTGCGAAAAAAAGCCTGTCCGTCAGGTCAATGATCTCAGCTTGCACGTCGTGGATCTCTCCCCGCTCGTTTAGCAGATACCACAAATCTAAGTCCATGGAATACTGGAACCGCTCTTGCACAAGCCGCTCAATCTCCACATCATCCAAGATTTTAATGCGCCATAGCGGATATTTAAGCATCGGGCCGACGTCGTTAATCAATACAGGGCATTTTTTGACGGTTCTAAGGGCTTCTGCCACCCCGTCTAAAATACTAGCCATCATCCCCATTACTTCGTCACTCCCTCCGCTATTTCCCTCAAGGCTTTTCTAATCGCCGCATTGCTGGCTTTCTTCGTGGCTTTAATCGCCTTTTCACGCATATTCAGGCCGTCCACCCACGTTTTACTGAGCGACTTTCCAAGCAACGGAACGTAACGGCCACGCTGTTGCCTGTGGCCGTCGTTCACATAAGAAGCATAAGAGGCCGTGTTTCCCACGGTTACGGACCAGCTTCTAGGCTTTTTCTGACGGTCCAATACTTGCCACGACCGCCTCATATGCTCAGTATCGCTCCGATAGATGATCCCCGTTTTCGGGTCCTTGCGCTTTAACCTTTGCCCCACAGGCGTGTTCTTTTTCGCCGTACGCAAATAGACATTGGCCATATTATCGACGGCTTGGGCCATCGCTTCACGGGCCTTTTTCTCCCGCATCGACGTTGCATTTTTCGCCAGCTTCAAAAATCCGCTTGTGGTCAACCTCACGTCAGCCATTTTCGCCATCTCCATATCGGTTGCGCTCAGCTAAGGCTATTTCCGCATGGGTTCCGTATGAAGCCGTTCGGCTAGCTGACTTGAATCTAAGGGCCCTTCCAAAATGGGATACGTCCACCTTCGCCCCCGCTGGAATCTCAATCTCTGGGGCGAAAAATAGGCGAACGTCTTCAACCATTTCTGGGACACCGTCCACCGCAACGACCTGTCTACTTTCATACGACAGGCGGCACGGGAAAGGTTCCGACTGCTCTTCCACGGACTTCAAAACGCCATTCTCATCTTCCATCACGGATTCGACGAAAAAGACAGCCATGTCACGGTACAGCGCTTCTAGGGACGCCCTCACCATCTGATTTTGCGATAGCATACTAAATCACGCTCCTTTGTCATGACATCGGCCATTTCGTCCAACAGCTCCTCAGGCGTTTTTCCAATTAGTTCCACTCTGGTGTCGCCCTCTTGCACCGATTTGGCCACAGACAGCGCAGAATCACCTAGGAGCGTTTTTTTGGCGATACGAATATATTTCCCAGCAACCGCCATAATAATCCACTCATACAGCCCGCTAGGAACGTCCGTAACGTTACAAAAATTCTTGACGTGTTCAACCTCAACATCCGCCATGATTTGAAGAATTTCCAGTTTTTCGTCAACTTCTACGCCCGTTAAGGCCGTCACCAGTCTTGCGGCTTCTCCTGCAATGTCCATGGCCTTTCTCCTATTCCTTCTTGCCCCGCTTCTTCGGCTTTTCCTCGGCGGGTTCTTGTTCGTTCGGTTCTGCTCTAGGTTCTTCAACCGCTTTCGGTTCTTCCGCCTTCTTCTCATTCACGGGTTCAAACCCCGCAAACACCAAATCGGCCATTCTTTCGGCCGTGTCGGCGAACTGCACTTCGTTTAATCTAACAAGTTTCACCCGTTCCATGCTTAACCTCCGATGTTGACAAACACTCTGCTCATCTGGTTGTGAGGGATCCACAGGTCATGGAATTTGCGATAGTCGATCTTCCATGCGTCGGCATTTTGGTTAACGTTGGGGTCAAAAATCCTAATCTTGTCGGTCTTGGATACTGCAATAGGTACGTTTCGGGGGATAATGATCCAGTTAATATCCTTCGCCGCAGTATCAGCCTTGAACCCGCCCTTTTCCTGTCCACTAGTAACGCCATCGTTGAAGATGTAAGCCGTCTTCATTCGTGCGGACGGAACGCCAAGAATAGGCACATCGTTGATAGTGCTAACCTTGGTTTTCAGCTTGCCAGTATCAAACTCGTCGGCTCTGATATAGCGGTCAATGCCTTTGGCGTTGTTTAGGATTCGACGGGACTTCGTGGACATGATGATTACCAGCGGAGCGTTTTCTCCTGCCACGTCCTGAATGTTGGTGATTTCTTCATCCAGCTTCTCAAGGATGGTATCGGAATCAAGGGTGTAACCCTCCAGCACTCTCCCGTCAGCTTTCGCCAGTGCCGCAATACGGGAATAACGATAGGAATCAATCTCAGGAATAACCCATTCTTTCTGGAACGTCCCCATGACGTTGCCAGCGTTCGCAATAAAGTTGGATTCGTTAATGTCCATGGAATCAAGCTGGAACGTTCTGCCACGGTCCTGCGTCATCGTATAGTCACGATATTTCAGCGTGACGGAACCCTGATTAAAACCTTTGTCACGGTCATATTTAGCAAGGCCAGTCGTGCTGATTTCAGGCATTCTAACGGTGTCGCCGCCGTTATATTTAACGTTTTGTGCGTTGCCCTCCATCCATCCAGATGTCGCACCAATTGCGACTTGCTCGTCTAATTTGCTCTGGAAAATCTTTGCCGTTTCAAGCGTGTTAATGCTCATTCTTCATCTTCCTTTCTTCACAGCCCCAAGGCATCGCCAATGGCTTTGGCCATATCATTGCCCTCGGGTTCTTTTCCGCCTGGATCTCCAGGCTTTAGTCCGTCAATCTTCGCCGTGTCGAACAAATACGCATCAGACTCTTTCAGTCCCTTGAGCTGTTCCTCCAAGCCTGCAACGGTCCCGTCCTCATTGAGTTTCAGCCCAGTTCCGTCAAGCAACGCCCGAACCGCTTTGGGGTTCTTCGCCTTTGCTGTTGTCAGCGCCATATCAACGGCGGTATCCAGCTTCAACTTGTCAAGGTCGGCCTTGTACTGGGCTTCCCTTTCCTTTGCGGCTTTCTTGATTTCGTCCAATTGCGCCGCCAAGGCTTCATTGTCCTTGTTTGCCTTGCGCAGCTTGTCAAGTTCCCCGCCCATGGCTTCCTTCTCGGCCTTTGCGGCCTTGAGTTCTTCCAGTTTGGCGTTAAATTGGGACTTCGCCACAAAGTTCTTGCCAAGATCACCCACGATTTTTTCGGCTTGCTCATCAGTCAGCCCAAGAGCCTTCAATTCGTCTTTCGTCATTGTCCATTCTCCTCTCGCTTCGCTTGTTTTTCGACGGCTACACCCGTCGCCGCAGTCCTGTTCTTTTTCGCCTGCAGTGCCGAAAAGGCATATAAAAAAGCAGTCCTTGCGGACTGCCCTTTAATCGTCATTTTCATCTGTTTCAATAATTCTATAAAATTCTTCATAGCTCTTGCGGGCCGTCTCTGGCGCCCTTTCAGTGAGCTTATAGCGATGTTCTTTCTCATCATAAAAATACCATTCGTCCTTGTCCATGAAATGCGGAATATCATTGATTTCCATCCTTAATCAGTCCTTTCTGCTTCAGCCATTCGTTCATGGCCTTCCCTAGCTCGTTCGGCTCTCCGAGTTGACTGTTGGCGAAAACCTCAGCAAAAAACTCTGCGTCGTTCGTCCTTCCATAGCGGGATAGGTTTTTCAGCAACTCAAATTCCTCACTGTTCTTTTTGGCTATGGCTACGATTTCATCAACGATTTTCTTTTTTGTCCATTTGCTAATGTTGTCGTACCATCTAAACCTTGCTTTTGCCGTCTTCTTTTTCATGTCAAGGAAAGCCGTCGGAGCTTCCGTTGTCCATCCCTGCGCCTTCATTTCCTCAGCTATAATCATATTTTCTAGGAGGTGCCCGTACTCGTGAGTAACGTTGTAGAATAGGGCGTTGTCAGCGGAGCACGGCATACTCCAGAAGGATTCCACAGCCTTTTTACTGCTTTCAAGGAACCATTCTTTGGTTTTGTCGTAAAAGCCTCGATTCAGATTCAAAATCTCTTCAATCGGATTGGTTGTATAGCCCCAGACAGAAGCAATAACATGGCTTTTTCTATCCGTATCAATCTCAACGGTTGCCGCCTTGATGGCTCCAAACCTTTCATCAAGCCATTTAAGCTGTCCCAAGCATGGCTCCACAATGTCGTGCGTCAGCTTGTTTAGCACTTCATCAGTTACGCCCTTGAATCCGATTGAAATAGCAATAGCCTTGATTCTCTCTTTGGGGTCCTTCGGTAAGGGCGGTTCCTCCTTCGGCTTCTTCTTTTTCGGAGGCTTTCCAAGATATTTCTCGGCCCACTGGTCGTACGTCAGTTTGCTTTCGACGAACTCGGTTTTGCGGTCGCTCCTTGCAGCCCTTGTCCCCCCTTCGTCAGCGACTTCCGTCACCTCGGGGATATACGGAACCGTCGTGGACCTGCACCACGGGTGAAAAGGTGGCATGGTCACGCCTGGAACTGCGTCCTTGACGTTGTAACGCTTGCCATCTAGCTCCCTGCATATCTCACTGGTTCGATTGTCCAGCGTGGCCAGTATCTCGTATTCATCGACGCCAGTTCTTTGATAGGACTCTAGAATAGCCTTCTCCGTGACGTGGGCCGTTTCCGTTTCCACTAGCCTTCTAGCATTGCTGCAAGCGACGTTAAACCGTTTCGCAAGGCGCTCACTCATTCCGTCAACGCCTTCCTGCAGCATCATGGACTGGGTCAGTTCTCTTTTAATGGTCCCTGCTAGCTCCTTGCGGTTCTGCCAGATTCTTTCTGAAAAGTCCCGTCCGTCAGCGGCCCAACGCTCTTTTACTGCCTGTTCTACCTTGTCGGTGGGTAGCCTTGCAAACGGCTCAAACTGGCCTTGCGCCTTGTACGTCAGATATGCGGCTCTGTAGTGACTGTCTTCATACGCTTCTTTCAGCATCTCGTCAGTCTTCACGGCGAACTGCTTGCCCACTTTTTCGACGTATATTCCAGTTCGGATCCATAATTCCTGTGCCCTCGTCAGTCTTTGACGGATGGAAGCATTTTCAAGCATTTTCAGAGTTTCTGGGTCTAGATCATCACGCAATGCCATTTCCTTGAACTCGTCAAGGTCCATCTTGAAGGCTTTCAACTCTTTGGCATCAAGGATTTTTCGTGCATCCGCAAGGCTAATCCCATTCACGCTCGCATATCGTGCGTACCAGTCAGCGACTTCCTTCTGGCACTGTCTAAGTGCCTGTTCATAAACGTCTTTCAGCAATGCAGAGCAGTCATCAGCCTTTCGCATTTCTAGCGTCTTCAACCGCTCAAACCGCTCGGCCCAATACTTGTCCATGGTCATTCACCCTTCGGGAATTGGTCCATGCCCTCCAAGGCTTCGCTACGCTCCTTTTTGAGCCGCTCAAGTTCCTTTGCGGTGTCAGTGGTCCACGGGTGGTTTGCGACAATTGTTTCATCGCTCAAAATCCCGACAGAGTTCCTGCAGTTGGCAATAGTTTCGCCTTCATTGGTCAGCATATCACGATTAAAGACGAATTCAACTTTGCTTGTCGGTGTGATTCCCTTCGCCGACAAATAGGCATCCACAAAGCCCATGAGTTTCCTCAACGACGCCTTGAATTGGATCCCCATCTGATTTGCGTCCAAATCAATATCGGAATAGGCCGCCTGGATGTTCATCTGGTTCGCATTCCCGCTCGTGAATCGCTCATCCTTCGCATCAAATCCCCGCCCGTTCTCAATGATTGCCCTCTTCAAAAGGTTCTGAATGAGTTGGAAGTTCTCAGGATTTACTTCGACGTGCAAGGCTTCAACGCCACCATTTTGCCCGTCGTCCCGTCGGATCTTCACGGCCCCGTAGGTCATCAGGTTCCGCCTGAACTCGCCAAGGTTTTCGCCGTCGTAATTGTACAGGACCAAAATCGTATTCCTGATGTCCTCGCTCGTGGTGTCCGCAAACCAACTCGTTAGCTGGTTCAATGCGTCCTGCAAACACTTCACCTTGCAGATTAACGGCTGCTCGTGGCGGTTTCGCTTGAACGGGACCAACGGGATGTCCGCCCAGTTCATCGGCTTCCCGTCCACCGTCAAATATGCCGAATCTTCCTTCTCACTGTCAGGGATTAACCTGTCGCCGTCAAAAACAAAATATCTAATCCCATCGTGCGTATAATACTCAGCCTTAATCACGGTTTCAGGGGTTCGCCCTCGGTATACTGTTATCGGGAAAATATATAGGGCCGCATCCAGGACCTTGTGCTCCTCGTCGGCCCAAAACGGTAACACCCTGTCGCCACGCAGCATTTTTACTTTTAATTCCCCATCATTCCCGACATATACGAATTGCCAAGCAACACCGCAATTAATGGCATTTTCCCCTGTTGCTTGCATTGTTTCCCAATACTCATCTGTGAAGATCTTATCAAGCGCCTTTGTGTAGGCATCTTCCTTGCCTTCAGTCTTCACTTCGACGGGTCTGCCTAAAAGATAGTTGTTCTTCTGGTCCACCAAAATCCCGTATTGATTATCCATGATTTTAAAATTCGGAAGGTTGTGGACATCGACAGGGTTCCCGTTAGGCCCAATGGCCCTTCGGTTCTTCCGCTCAATGTCCTGATGGTCCGAGTAGTACGCAAGCCCTGTCTTCATGTCAAGGCGTTCCTTGCTTCCCATCCATCTCTTTAATTCTTCTTCCAGAAATTCCAGTTCGTTCATGCCGCTTGCCGCTCCATTGCGTACGATAGCGTCAAAGACGGCGTTAAGTGCATTTTTAATAAACATGTCGGCCCTCACTTGAATGAATATCCATCTTCACGCACGGCATCCATAACAGCGTACCGCATAGCATCCATGAGATGGTTGTTGAAGTCCTCTGGGCGGTTGATTGACTCTCCCGTCTTCTTGTCCTTGTCCCAACAATACGTGCTGATTTCCGTAAGGAATGACGCACATCGTGGGTGGACGTATATATGAAAGTCTTGAATCAGCTGGATACCGTGATTAACTGAATCCTTGCCCTTTCGGCTCGGCGTTACTCTCCTAATCCCATCTCCTCGCAGCTCAGCGATGGATTTAGGCTCGGCACTATCCGCAACGATTCTTTCCTTCGCATATCCCCGACTTTTAACCTCATCTGCGATTTGGTGGTTCGTGAGTCCTCGCTCGTACAACTCGTCAAAAACGAAAATGGCTTTTGAGCCTACGTCTATCAGCCCGCAAAATAGGGCCGTCGGGTCATTCGTGTAACCAAAGTCAAGTCCGAACGCCGACCGAACGCCCCGCCTTCTTCTCACTTCGTCGATGTTAAATAGCTTCTCTTCCCAGTTGTCGTATACGAGGCCCTCAGTCAGGCCCCAATCTCCAAGCCCTGCCACTCTGTACCGCCTTGGATTCTTCTTCATGGCTTCGAACAACGCTAAGTCCGAATCAGACAAGAATTCATTCATCATGTAGTTCGTTGTCGCCGTGAATAAATTTGGGTTCGGCTCAGCATCAAAAAAACGTTTCTTTAGCCAATGCCGCTCGCTCCACGGGTTGAACGTGATTGTAATCTGGGTAAACAGGCCCTCAGGCAATTGCCCACGAATTGACTCATCTAGTCGGTCGAAAGCTTCCTCGTCAGTGACTTCGTACGCTTCTTCAAGCCACATCCAGCAGAGGACCCCTTTCGGTACACTGATTGACGTGATTTTCAGCGGATCATCCAGCCCGACGAATAAAATCCTCTGTCCTGTCGGAGTGTAGATAAGCTCTAGAGGACTTTTCGTGACTTTCCAATATCGCTCTACCCCTAGACGACGAATTGCCCAACATAGGTCGGAAAAACAGCTGTTTTGAAGTGTTCTATAGACTTTCCGCACCACCAGTAAATTGGCGTCTGGATACTTCATCAAATTAAAAATGAACCACAAGGCCGCCGTCTTACTCTTCTTGCTCGCTCGGCTCCCTTTCACGACTCGATACCGCCCCTTGAATCGCCAGAACGCTCCATAATGCTTTCCTACAATGTCTGGCATAAATATCTGTTTCCCCGTCTTCATTCTTCAATCTCGCTTTCCCCGACGAACACGGGAACATCAGAAATCTCTACGGTGGCGGTTGGATTGTCGCTCTGGCCGAGGTAGTTCTTCCCGAGGAAAATGGCCATGGCAGGACTCTTGTCCGCAAGATGGAATTGCTTTCTCCGTAGCGAAACATGCCCCAACGCTCTTTTTTCCCTGAAAACTTTGCAGAAAGTTTTGCCGTAAATCCTTCTGCACCATTTATTGAGTGTGTGCGGTTGGACGTCCAACACCAAACAGATCTCTTCTTCCGTTGCCTGTATGCTGCACATCGCCTCGAACTGTGCTTGACTGATGGTCTTTTCAGGTCTTCCCATTTTCTTCTTTTCCGCCATCCCCCTCACCTTTCTTCCACTTCGCACTTAATATCTTTGGTGTGCAATTTCCCCACTCCACTTTGTGATGGATTCTGTAATGCTTATCGCCCATCATGAACAGCTTTACGCACGACGGTGAAAATATGACGGAGTAAAACGATTTGACGTACGTCCCATTGTCTAGATACGTCCCAGTCATTCCGCCTTTATTTGATTGCGTTTGTAACTGATTAAGCATGAAGTCCATAGGCGTTAGTATTAACTTTCCCTGCTGCCCAAGAAGCGTATATGTATTGACATCTTCATTAACTCTCCCGACAAAATCAAAGCGCTTCTCGCTATCGCAGAAAAAAGAATTCATGGCTTTCCTTAATAGCCGTTTTTTTACGTTCCCACCGTCTTTTCCGCCTATGTAATCGCCACCTTGTGCGAACGCCACCGTCAACGCTCCAGAATCGTCTAGAAAATCAAGCATCGCCGTGAATATGGAATTGATGTTCCTCGGGCTTTTACTGACCAGTCGCCCGTCCTCCATGTATCTGTGCGAAAAAGATGTGTAATCATCGTCGAGTTCCAGAAAATAGCGGTATCCACGTTCTTTCGCAATGTCCCAGCACGCATTTCTTGCATATACAATTGTCCGCCTATCCTCGAACGTGTCAGCTGTGTCAAACGTCTTCGAGATAGCCAGCTTATCGAACATCACGACTTTTTCCCGTCCAAAATTTTGGTAATAACGCTCCGCCGTTTCGTCCTCATTGTCAATTACAATTAACCAGTCTCCGCTATAGCCAAGTGATTTCAGCGTTTTCAGCGTGTGTACGCTGTCTGGCCTCCCGTGGCTAAGGATAAACACGACAAATCTTCTATTCCCCTTCATTTAGATCAATCTCCAACGCTTCTTTGAGCTTCGCATATCCGTTTGCAATTGCATCTTCATAATCAATAATGACCAACGCCGACCGTTCCATTAAATCCTGCATGGCCTGTGTTGCTCCTGCATAGTACTCAGCTACGTGCCGATAATTGAACTTTAGGTGCCGCATTGCCGCTTTTCGCAAAAACTGCCGTTCTTCTTCGGTTATCCCTTCAGCATTGTCAATTTCTTCTAGAAGCTCATTCGTTTTCGTCGTATCAACCAAGTCACTAAGCATTGGACTGGCCCCTGTCACCTCGTATTGTGGAACGTTTACCTTCATTGTGTATGGTTCGTCCCCCCCCGATGGACATTCATCCAAGTCGAATCCAAACTCACCCATGTTGATTCCAGTTATCGCTTCCAATTCTTCCCGCAATAACTCGTCATCCCACGAAGCGAACTCGCTTGTCTTATTATCAGCAAGCCTAAAGGCCCTTGCCTGCTCTTCCGTCAGGTCCTTCGCTACGATACACGGAGCTTCTTTCATGCCCAACTTTTTGGCTGCCTTCAATCTCGTATGGCCTGCAATGATCACGCCGTTCTTGTCGACTACAATCGGGACTTTAAACCAAAACTCCTGTATAGATTTTGCCACTTTGTCCACGGCATCGTCGTTGTACCTAGGGTTGTTCTCGTATGGCTTAATCTCGGATAGCTTTAAATTCACAATATCCATTTCCCTCTCCTTCCTATCCATCCTCCATCCATTTTTGGGCAAGAAAAAGCCCCCGATTTCTCGGGGGGTTCTTCCTTCGCATGAATTTCCAGGAGGGAGGTTTGGACACATCTACCCTTTCGTCCACGCTATTATTGTACCATGTTTTTCCCTCAGTTCATGCTCAAGAAAGTTGTGAACTATGTGTGAAATTGGAGCTCATAAAACACAAACATATTTTTATCCAGGAAGAATCATGTCCGCAAGATTGATCATTGCTTTCCGGTATTCGGACCGCACCCGCCCAACGTTTCCTCCGTCCCCCATTTTTAAGGCCACGGACTGCCATGATAACCGCTCCATGCCACGGCTCTTTACTATCTCTTGTTGCCACTTCGGCAGTGCTTCGACGGACCTGTCAATTCTCTCTAAAAGACTGCAAACATGAGCATATTCAATGCGCTTGTTCGCCAACCGCTTTTCTTCCCGTTCTTTCTCGTCGCAATACGCTTCTTGCGGGCTGGGTTTTTCCCACGTCCCATCGCGCCCCCCGCTCCACCCGTATTTGGTCGTTTTTGCCACTGGTAGTTGATTCAACACCTCTTCGATTTCGGCCATTTCAGACTCAAGGTTATTCTTTCGGACCGTCAAGGCATTGTACCGTTTTAAGTAATCGTCCACTATTGTAAAATATGCATCATTCCACATTAACCGTCTTCCCCCATTCCTGCTATTTCTCGCTGTAAGTCCATCATTGCATCGTCAAACCGCTTCAATCTCTTTTCACCAAATCCAAACTTCGAACGCAATATTTCCTTGCATTCCGCAATTCCAAGGTCGAACACTTGTTTAGAATATTCATACATCCAGGCCCTGAACTTTGGCACTGGCATCTTTTGAAGCTCCTTAACTTCTTGCCGTGCAAGTGGATTCGTCTTTCTCGTCTCCATCGTTCCTACCTTCTAACGCCTTAACTCTTTGCCGTGCGTCCTCACATTGATTGTCCAGCCAACTGATGATGTCGCTCATTTCTCGATTTGCCTTCCTCAGCTTGCCATTGTACTCCTTTAACTCCTTGACTCTCTGTGCAAGGGCTGCGCTGTATCTTTTCGCCCTTGAAAGCTCTCCTTTCAAGCCGTCGATTTCTTTTATCTGCTGCTCAGCAATTAAAAATTGTTTGCTCAAATCACTCTGCAGCGCTACAATATGCGCCTGCTGTGATTCCAATTCTTCTGGTGGGTCTGGTCTTACGAACATTTCCGCATCTTCCTTTCAATTTCCAATTCTGCTCTAATCAATGTATCATGCCATTTTGTGATTTCTTTCGGTCTGTAAACTGAGTCTTTTTCTTCGGCTACGCCCCATTTTCCGTTTTGTACGTCTCTGTATATCATGTAATCCGTTCCTACAACTCGGTAACATGCAAACGTTTGCTCAATCTTCATTATGCCTCCTCGGACTATTTCCCTGTACTCCCGAACCCGCTTTCGCCCCGCTCAGTGTCCCTAACTTCGTCGGGGAATTCGTCGTAGACTACGACCAGATTAACGGGTTCATTGAAATAAATCTGTGCGATTCTATCGCCTATGTGGATGTCACTGTCAGGAAGATACGAACGGAAGTCCCTCTCAAGGCTAATTGCGCGGTAAATAGCGTAAATTTCGCCCCGATAATCGCTATCAATCAAGCCTTGACTGTTCGCCATGATAAGGTCCGTTTTCAGGCCCAGGATGCTTCGAGGGATAAGCGTTGCGAAAACACCTTCCGGCATGGCAAGGGCGAACCCTAACGGCACTTTGTACGTTTCCCCGTTATACACGTCCACGCCTTCCCTTGCGTAGCAGTCCCAGGCCGCCGCCCCTTCCGTCTTCTTTTCGGGGACCTTGCCGCCGTTCACGGGCTTAATGTAGACGACGGGAAGGGTATCCTCTACGCCTGGAATTTCCCAATCGTCGGGGAATCCAGAAAAATTGTTGTCACAAATGTATCTGATGCAGCAATCACCACAGTAATGCTCGTCGCAATATCCTTTAATCGCAGTGAGCGCTTCAATTACTTCTTTTTTTTTCATCATTTTTTCCCCTCCAGATGATTCTATTCATTCTTCATTCTCCTTCCCACAGGCTGTCTGGCGTACCCACGGCCTCGATTGACTTCATAAGTTTGTCTTCCACTTCATCAAGATTCCAATAGCGATCCGGCGTCTTCCCTAACTGCCCAAGGATGCACCCAGTGTCATCGTTAAATTCGCATTCACCACAATGTTTGAATTTTGCGCAATGCTTCTGGATTGTTTTCAGCCCCTCCATGATTTTCAACGCTTCGTTTTTATCCATTTTCCCTTTCTCTCCTTGTTCCTCCTCTGCGTTCCTTTTAGCCGCCTCTGCTTGTGCGTCGAACTCATTATCATACAAAAATTCGATTTCGGGGACACCGTTCTCGCACTGTCTCAACAGGAGATAAAGATTTTCTTCGCATAAAACATCGCTCACATCCACAGCAATCCACGGCCATTTCTTTTTACTCATGAGGTTTTCTCCTTTCCTTCCACGCACATGGTCCATGCTTTCTTCCTCATAACAAACCGGTATTTCTTTCCGATCCATCTTAAATTCCAGCCCCTTGCACCAGATAACAGCTTTTTGAACCGCTTGAAGTCTTGCCGGATTTCCCGAAGCTCATTTAGCGTGCCACCTGTGCATGGCCTGGCATTTCTGAAATACGTTCCCCTTCTCCATCCTTTCATTTTCCCCGCCTCCTCTAGATATTTGCGCTTGCAGCTCTCGGAGCAGAAATACATGCTGTGCCCATGCTGCTTGATTCTGTACGGATACTGTCCAATCGGTGGAATCCGGAATATCTTGCCACACCGGCAACAGACTCGCTGCCGGTGGTAAAAGTCCTTGATGCCCTCATGCATGACCATCGCTGTCGCCTCCTTCGTGTTTATGTTGCCAAAGTGGGACCACGTTGACCTTGGGCTTTTTCTGCCCCCATTTCTGGATTTCATCTGCACGCTGCGTTTGGGCTTCGTCCTCGGTCTTCTTTTCCTGACACAGATCAAGCCACCACTTGGTCAGGAGCTCATGCTTAAGCTTTTTGCCTGTCTTATATCGGTTGATCAGGCACCATCCCTGGTCAATGCCCCAGATGATAAGATCCAGGGCCAGCGCCAGAAGTACCAGGTTAAAAAGGATTGTCGTCATTCTGCATCCACCTCCCTGATGATCCGTCTGATGTGGATCCGATAGATGCCCTCTCCACCGTTTGGCTGATACAGCCTCATGTAGCTGCGCAGCGGCTCATGCCACCCGTGGAACAGCTTGATGTCTCTCATCATCATCTGCATGCCCCACAGCAGTTTCCGACGTTTTTTAGTGTTAGTCATGGTCTTTGCCCCCTTCTTTGATTTTCTTTGGTTCGTCAGTCTCCGGATAGTTCATGACTTCCTCAATGGCCGCCTGCACAAATTTGCAAGCTGGTTCATCAAGATGATGGTCACCGGACCAATGGTGCCAGTCTTTCAGGCTCCTGCCGACGCCTTCATTGATGAGCCATTCAAGGGTTTCAAAGTCTTTGAAATCGTCCAGGCTAAATTCGCCTTGATTCCATATTTGGCTATTGATGTACTCATGTATAAGATGCCCTCCATCAACTTTGAAATTCTTCTCTCGGATTAAATTGATGTATGACAGCTTGTCTTGGTAACGGTAATCTTCGTGGGTCCCCCATGTGTAGTCTCGGAATGAGTCACGGATCTGCTGCCGAAATTCATCGGTTACTACAGAATTGGGCGTAATCCTTACTTCCACGCCCCGGGGGAAATACAAAACCTTGCTTTTCATGTTTCTGCCTCCTTCATTCGTTCTCGACGGTAACAAACATCACCGCTTCTTCGTCCTTAATGGAATTTTTCTTCATGACGTTTTGGCAGTTCCCAGTCACATGGAAGGTCCTTGCATGATAAGCAGCATCTTTTTTTTTGATCATCGGAATAAAATATACAGCTGTCAGGGCGCTCATTCCTTGCCCTCCAAATAATCGATCATGCGGGCAAGGTATTCACGGGCCTTTTTGAGGTCCTCAACACCGTTTTTCTTTGGATACCTTACGAGATACTTGATAACATTCCCTTCGCAAAACGCTAAATAAGAGTCCGTTTGATTCTTTACGAACTTTTCAATCAATTCAAGCGTTTCCCCGCAGTCACGCCAAGTGTAGCGGTCAGGGAGGTGAATCATGTCGGGAACCGTTTGAGGCTTTTCTTTCTCGTTTTGGTCCTTGTTTTGCCCCTTGTCTTCCTCATTGAACATTGCCCTCCACTGGTTCATATTCCACATACTCGGAAACGCCGCAGTTCTCATAAATGCCAAAATCTTTTTCGTATATTTCCCATCTGCGTTTCCCTTGTCGACATTATCTAGCAACCGTTTCCCCGTTTTGCCCACACATTCAGAATACGCTTGGTCAGCGAACGGGCCTCCGTCGTCTAGCACCTCAATCACGCATTCCCCATAGCGTGTGCGCATCGGGCAGTACTTGCACTCTCGATCTCCACATTCGTACTTAATATCAATCAACGCACATTCAATCCTCGCAATGTCCTTCATTTCTCGTTCCTCCCAGCTTCCCATTCCCTGTACAGCCTAAACCACTCGTGTGCGTCCATCGTCACTTTCCATTTCGTGTTGTTTTTTCGATGGAAGACTACAGGAATGTTTCCCGTAGTCTTTCCCGAGTCCCTAACCGCCTGTGCCAGCGCATCGTCAATATTAAGATGTTCAACCCTTTTCACCTCGATATGGACGCCTGGAAGTCCCACCACGTCGGCAGTTCCTTCTGGACTATTCCCACAGTATTGCGCCGACCGCCGAGTTTCATAGCCTTCGGCGCAGCATAGACGCACGACTTCCAATTCCCCTTTCTTTCCCTTCATGTTGCTGTTCATCTTCACGCCCCCTTAAAACGGGATGTCTTCATAGGCAGCATCTCCCATGCTCTCCATTGGTCCTCTCGCTTCCGCATTTGCGTTCTGAGAGGTTTTTTCTCTTGCCTCAACAAATTCCACACGGTCCGCAATAACTTCAGTAATCCAACGTTTTTGGCCACCTGCTTCGTAGCTCCGAATTTGCAACCGCCCTTCAACCAATGCCCGTTTCCCTTTCGTAAGATATTCAAAGGCTAAATCAGCCGTTCGATTCCAAGTTACGATACTGATAAAGTCCGCTTCTCTCTTCCCATCCCGTCCGCTGAAAGGACGGTCAACCGCCAGCGTAAAAGTACACACGCTCTTATCCGTCGGGGTCTTTCTGATTTCGGGGTCTTTTGTCAGCCTTCCCAATAGAATGATCTTATTCATTTTTTTCGCTCCTACTCGCATTATTTTGGCTTAATTGATTGAGCCTTATACTTTTTACCTATTTCGTCCTTTCTCTTCTCACAGCTCAAATTTGGAAGTCCTAGAGGCATTCGTCGTATAACCCTGTCACCGTCCTCGGTTGCTTCATCACTTTTTTGATTCTTTCCCGCTCCTCGGACGTAAATTCGTGCTTCATTTTCCACGCCATTGTCAATACTCTCACGATTTCTGACCTTGTGGCCATCATGATAGCGTCATGGATTGTCATTAACCCACCTCCCGTAGCTTAATATCGTCCTTCTTGCAACGTATTTTTATTTTTTTCTGGCCTGAAAAAATCTGGCTGTAAAAATCATTCCTCACCGCCTGAAAGCCGTCACAAGCGACCAAGGCGACTATTTTAGGTCCGTCGAAGGCATCACCACGAAGACGGCCCTTTAACCCTATCCAACCCCTTTCCCAGCTAGTAAGAGGGGTCTGAACCTCGGTGACATCATCGACAGCAATGAACAGCTCTTCCCCGTCGTCTGGGTAAATCAGCAGCACCGACACGGGGCGGACCTTGTAGCATTCGTTCCCAATCCTTCTGTTCATTCGTTCGCCCTCCAGTCTGCTCCCATCACAGGGACCGCCATCGCCATTCCCATGATTCTGGACGCTATTCTTTCGCCCGTCACCGTGTCCCCGTTCTTCGCTAGGTGCTCGGCCAGCTCCTGCAGTGAGTAGTTACTCGTGAACACTGTTTGAAGCCTATTGGAATAGCGGAAATTGATCAGCTCCATTAATTGCTCCGCAACCCAAGATGTTGCCCTCTCTGCTCCTATATCGTCCAATATCAATAGGTCAGCTTCCTTTGCCACCTTTGACGGGTCTTCCATGCTTTCGTCGTGGTATGCAGCCCGATACTTTCCGAGCAGTTCAGGGACAAACACGAACATCGTAGGGGTGCCGCTCTTTAACCGCTCCTTTGCAATCAGATAGGCTAGCATGGTTTTCCCTGTCCCTTTAGGACCGTAGAAGTAAACCCCGCCCCGCCATCCTCCTCCGACGGTTTGGGCAATGGCCTTTGCTTCCGCAAGGCCCGCCGTGCGCTCTTTGTAGTCGGTCCAAGTAAGGCCGTCAAGGTAAGGGGGTAAGCCAGCCCCTTTCATTAAGCGGTCAATTTTTTCTTGTTTGCGCCTGGCTCGCTCAATCTTGCACATAGTCATGACGGCTCTTTCCCCGCACGCATCCTTGACGTATCTCGGATAGAATCCCCGTGTGGGCTGTCCGCAATGGATTCCATCACAATCACGGCATGTCGCTTGCTTTGCCGCTATCTCCTCTTGCATACTGGGGCAAGATTTCTCGCAAGATTCTTTGACGCTTGCGCTCGACAGCTTCCGATATATCATCGGACAGCTTGATTTTAGGAACGCCAACGTTTGCTCGCTGATTCCCATTCTTCCCTTCCTCCTTCCAGTTCCGCAAGATAGCACTGATGTAATGGATCGTCCGTGCATTTCTTTTAACGGCTTCCTTTGTGGCCGAAATAAAATCTTCTGCCCCATATTCTTCAATAAGACTAATAACATTTTCTTTTTCACTGATACTGGATATGGGATGTATCTGATTTTCAAAAATGGTAACGGCTTCTATTTGAGAATCATTAAAAGAATCTTTTCTTTCTTTTTCTCTGTTATTATTTACTCTGTTATTATTTACTCTGAGTATAGGAAAACTATTTTCTGGGTCTGGGGTCGAACCCCGAAAGCTATTTTCTGGGTCTGGGGTCGAACCCCGAAAGCTATTTTCTGGGTCTGGGACTGAAAAAATTGTGTAGTTCGGGGCTTTCCCATCCGATGTTTTGACGACATCAATAAGCCCTTTTTCTTTTAATTGCATCCGTGCCGCTCGTATCGTCGGAGCAGTTAACCCTGTTTGCTCCATCAGCAATTTAATTGGGACGTTAAGAGGATTTTTACGCCCAGCCGAATTGGATATTTGGAGCAGTGCGTAATAAAGAAGGATGGCCGATGACGGGATTTTGTGATTCCGCAGCCAAGCCCCGAACCCATTGAATGCATCGAAAAAATTGTACCGCTCGTCCACTTCCCATCACCTCCTCCACGATTTAATCAAACAGTCCAATTCCTCTGGAGGCATGGTTTCAATCCCCAATTCCTTTGCTTCATTCACGATTTCGTCAATGAGCCGAGCCATTTCGTCGGTGTCGTACGTCGAACTTCCGTAATATGCGACAACATCCGTCATTCCTTCTTCTCGGCCCATTTTCTCGGCAACCCAACCAATGCCGTTCAGTTCCCAGCGCTCAATGAATCTGTCCGCCGCAAAACTCTTGACTTTCACGACGTTGAAACTCCCCACCTTGCGGATGATCTCACGGTAAACGGCTTCCTTCGTCGTCCTTACCACTTTGGCGATTTTGTCCATCAGCACCCACGCATACGCATTGGCCGACAGGCTTCGTTTGTCACGGATGGGGTTAATCACCAGGTCATACGGCTTTTTCCCGCTTTGAATCTTTTTCATCAAATCAACAACAGCCTGCTTGTCTTGCGCCTGTACGGTGATTTCCAGCTTGACAGCGGACGAAAAAGGACTCACGGAGGGCGGTTCCATCTTTAAGATTTTCACAAGTAATTCCTCCCGATTAAGTCCATGAACTCCGCTAGTCTGTGATTCTCAAGATATTTCTTTTCGCACAGACGCTTTAATTCCAAGTCCAATTCACGGTTAAAATGAACACCGTGCGGCCCTGTGTGGCAATCATTGCACAGCGGGACGATGAACCCTTCTTTGTCACTGATTTTGCGGTTTGCGGTTCCGTAAAATACATGGTGGATGGCTTGCCTAGGCCGTCCGCAAACATAGCACCAGTCTAGGCAGTCCACCAGTATTGACTTATGCATGATTTATCGGCTTCCGAATCCGATCCATGCAGAACTGCCATTGCTCTTCCGTCATGGCTTCAAGACTTTCAGCTTTGACGGCATGAAGCATATTTTTCAGGCGCTCGGTGGCGGGGATTTCCCAACCTTCTTGCGTGGCTTCGATGGCATTTAATAGTTTTGTCTGTTTTTCCTTGCTAATCGTTTTTTGCACCCGCTCAGCCACCTTCTTTTGCTCTCTCTGCTCATTTGCGAATGCGTCTGGGTCCTTAGTATCATCAAGAAGGAAAAGGTCCCCTAACGCATATTTGGCCGCATACGATCTCGTTGATCCAGTGACTTGGGCATCATCCATTTTGGAGCGGTGTTCTGGCTCCCTTGCGAATCCTTCCGTTTCAATCGCAAACGGACTATGCCAATCGGTCAAAGTGGCCGTAGTCCTCATATAACGCCAGCCATCAATGACGACTGGAAGGGCATGAAGGGTTAATGCGAATTGATATTTGACGCACAGCGGTTTCGCTGCAGCCAAAATATCCTCAGCCGATCGATAATGAAAATCGCCGAATTTATTGTATTGACTCTTTGGTGCCTTCATCTCGTCTTGCATTCTTGCCAGTCGCTCGTGAATGCTCATTTCGCTAATTTGACGTTCTTTCTTCTCCTGTGCCATTTATTTCACCTCGACGAAAAATCTTTTGTCTTGTTTGTAAACAGTCACGCCTGGAATAACTTCCCCCGTGTCTGGATTGATCATATTGTTCCCGTCAACCTTCCATTTCTTTTTGAGTGCGGCCCAGTCAATTGATTCTTGGACCCTGATATTCTTCGGATCTTCCTTCTTGACGTATTCAAGCAGCGTTTTTTCGTCCCGCTCAATTCTCGGTGGAAGATTCCTAAATCCGTATCGCCCATCGGGCAAGTCGACAGACTTCTTTTTGCTTAACGCCAACTGCGTTTCGGCGAAAATCATCAATTGGGCCCTACGGCTTTCCATCTCCAATTCCCTTGCCGCTTTTTTTCCTTCGAACCATTTTTTGAATTTCGCAATTCTTTCTTCAAAGTCTTTTTTGATTTCTTCAATATCTGCGTTCAGCGCTGCCAGCCTTGCCAAGGTCCATCCCGCTTCGTCTTCCGTATTAATTCTGGCATTTGGATTTTCCATGCGGTTTTCGTCGACTTCATAAAGCACAAGATCCATTTCTTCTTTTAACGTTGTCATTCCGCTCCCTCCACGAAATTGCTGATTTTCTCACGTAGTTTTTTCAGGTCGTTTTCCAGCTTTTGATTTTGTTCTTCAAGTTTTAAAATTTTATGGTCTTTTTCGTATGCTTCATGCCAGCAATGGGAATGAGTCATTTTGATTTCGATTAATTCCCGATATTCAATTAACGTGATTGTCACTGTTCTGGCTTCTTCGTTTGCGTAATCTCTGGAATCCAGTTCTACGACGTTCTTTTTCTCTTCCATTTTTCGCCCTCCATGTTATACTAGAGGTAAATCCGTCCAAGATTCACCTTGCGCCCCGTCAGCATTGCCGTGCTGGCGGGCTTTATTTTTGGCCTTTTTCAAGATTCAATTTTCATTCCTCCTCGTCCGCGTACCATTCTTCTGCAGGCACGCCAATCTCACAAATGTCGCCGTTAGAAAAAGGGCAATCTGGGCATCTTGTATTGAGGCAGTAGTTAATCAGGTTTTCAGCCGCTGCCAATGCCTCACTATTCGAGATTTTCATTGAAATCACCTCATTTCTGTGAAATTTTTAGCAAAATTTCTAAAGATATTTCACTAATTTCTTGTCAAAAAGTGCCTATTTTGACAAGTCAACCCTTCTGTAGATTTTCCCTCGCTTGGTCAACATCCCATCCTAGCGGGTAATCTTTCAGCACACACTCTGGGCTAAAGCCCGGATATGGGATACCAAAAGGACATTCCGCGCAATTCATATGGAGGCAAAAATCTGCCAATTTATCAGCAATGCTGATTGCCTGTTTTTTATCAATCATCACCGATTCCCCTTTCTGACTCTGACCTTGATTTTCTGTCCTGGCTGCAGTGCCCCTGGATTTTTGATGCCGTTGTCCTCGCGGACCCGCTGGATAATGTCTTGGATGTCCTCGTATCCGCTGTATCGCTCGCACAGACTCCACAAGCTGTCGCCGCTGTAAACGACGTGTTCAAATGTCAGGTAGTCCGTCGGTTCGGGTTTAGTCCGTTCCTTCCACGCCGTGCCTAGGACAATCAGCCCAGCACCAATCAGCGCAGCAAGCAAGGTGGCTTTGTTTTTCAGCGTCATGGCGTTCCTCCTCCTTCAATCCATTCGATTAACTTCGTTTTCGTGCATCTCTTCGACCGCACGACCTTGAATCCTATTAAATCAAGGATTTCATACGCTTTCGTTGTGCCGATATGCAGAAAATCAATCAAATCATCAGCCGTTAGGACAGGCGGAAGGTCCTTGTATATGTCTAGCTCCAGCGGCCTAGACTCAAGGGCCGAAACACGCCTTTTCAGCTCTTCGTAATCCCGATTAAAGTCTTCTAACATGGCGCCTCCTTTTTCTATTTTAGATTTCTATTTTAGTAATTTTTAAGATAAAAAAATTAACAATAAAAATCTTCGATAGAACATTTTAAGACGCTGGCCATAACCGCCATTGAATCGGCTTTTGGAAGCTGTCTTCCAGATTCAATTTTACTGTATGGAGCCGCCGTTTTGTAGCCTAGTTTTTCGGCCATTTCAAGTTGCGTAAGTCCTAATTTGATGCGCCTTTTTCGGAGTTTTTCTCCGTCGAATTTCTTTCCTTTTTTCATTCCTCTACCTCCTTTCTTCACCCATTATAATATTTCTATTTTGGAAAGTCAATATTGAAATTTCTATTTTCGAATTTTATTTTATTTTTCTATTTTAGAATGT